AGTGGATAAAAAGTCATTTGAAGATAAAGAGTTTTTGGGGAACGAGCATAAACGCGGTATACAGCCAGATATGGGTAGCATTAATTCTGACCATACTGATATGGATAAACAAAACGCTGAATGAATTAAGAGCCAGTGCATATGAACTATTGATAATGGCGAAAGCGGCACTCTTTACTAAGAACTCACTGGCAGGTTTGTGTAGTACTATACCACCGCCGGAACCTGTTGATGACTTTTTTCAACCGTTTTTGGAGGGTTTCCAATGTTAAACCGGACAGCAGTGAGCGTGCATATATTATTACATAAGAAATTTTATTGCCATTGCATCGTTAAAAGAAGAAACAGACGATGAGATTAGGAAAAATAAGAAAAAGCAGCGAGAACAACAAAACACAGCCAGCTAAACATTCTTTATTAAAACCAATCATTTCCCCTTTATCACATCTAGAGTAATTTCCCTGTTTTTCCCTGCATGCTTAAAGCATGAAAACACGCAAGCGGGAAATTGCCAGGGTCGGCATCTTCGGCTCCAAAGACAATCCCCAGATCGTAACGGAGAAAGACCTTAAGGAAATAGCGGAAACCTTTGCGGACATCAAGAAGTCTCCGGTATCCTTAAACGGCCACTGGCCGGATCCTTCCGCCCCCCGACTGGGAAACGTTGTAAACGTCAGCTATGACGAAGCAGCGCAAACCCTTACCGGAGAAATCGAGGAAGAAGACGCACTCGCCGAATCGGTAGACGCAGGGTATTACCCGGACGTTTCCATCGGGTCACGGCAGCGCGCCAGCGACGGGAAAATGTACCTGCATCACCTGGCATACCTGGGCGAAGAACCGCCTGCCATCAAGGATCTGGCCCAGGGAATAAAAGACAACCTGGGCATAGCTGCCGGAGACAGCGGCGACTGCCGTATCTTCCCTTCACCGTCGGAAAAACGATTGTACCTTTCCGACACCCCACCTGAAAACTTTTTAAACAAAGATATGGATGATACCCCCAAGCCCGGTGCGGAACCCTCAAGCCCAGAGGCAGATTCCGGGGCCGCCGGGAACGGGGGCGATTCCGCAAAAAACAAACAGGAGGTCTCCATGACCGAAGAAGAAGCAAAGAAGCTGCAGGAAGAAAACGATCGGCTTAAGGCTGACAACCAGGCCAAAGAGCTTGCCCTTTCCGATGCGGCCAAGCAGCAGAAAGCGGCGGATCGGGAACGGCTTAAAGCCGCCATGAACGGCAAAGTCCCCAAAGCCCAGCAGGACAAGGTGTTAGCCTTATCCGACACGCTGGAAAGCGGGAAGGTTATTGAGCTTTCAGACGATGCCGCCCCGGAGGGGAAACGGAAAGCATCGGCCCGGGACCTGCTTATCGAAGTAATTACGGCCCTGCCCTTGCCGGTAGAACCAGGCGTACTGAACCTTAGCGACGGCACTGCCGCCGGATCTGCCGAAGCCGGCCGGATCACGTTTTCACAAATTTAAGGAGGCCGGAACATGCCAAAAAACGGCGTAACCGCAGAAATCACCATTGACACCCGGAAAGCTGCCGATGGGCGGCACCCGGCGTTTATTTCGTCGGTAAGCCTGCCGGAAGGACACCCCGCTCTGCCCGAAGGGACAATCCTTATCGAAGGAATCACAGCGGGAACAGCGGCCCTTGCTGCCGCCACCGGCTCCCAGACTTTACTGGGTATCCTGGAAGAAGCGGTAAAGGCAAACGAAGGCGTAGGCAACATGATGCTTCACGGATCCTGCCCGGCGGAAATTCTTGTTACCGTTGACGCGGACGGAACTGCAACCGCCGCCGATGCGGCCCTTATCAAAGCCCTCCGCGGTATTGGTATCTACGTGTAAAGGAGCGTACATGAAAGTCAGTTTCAGAGAATTTTTTACCCTTGCGGCGCTGTCCCTGTCACTTAACAGGCTGCCGCCGCTCAAGACGTTTGTGATGGATCTTATTTTCCCCGAAGGGGTACGGAAGAACCATCCTTTCGACAAATTAACATGGCAGGACTTGGGTCTACCTACGAAAAATATCCCGCTCATCACACGTGGATCGGTTTCGTATGCCCTCACGCCGGATCCCAAAACCATAAAGGTGATCGATCCGGCAAACCTGACGCCGTCGATCACGCTGTCGGCGGCGGATTGTAACCGGATTAATAGTTTGGCCCCCGGCGCCAAGCAGGTGTTGTTTGACAATTATATCGACACCCTGCGTAGGGCCTGCCGGAAAAGTGCCGAAGCAATGGCATGTCAGGCCATCACCGGAAAAATCGACTACGACATCCGCACCGCCGAAGGGAACCTGGACACCTACGAGGTGGATTTCGGTACGCCTAAAGCGGTTACTGTTGCCAAGAAGTGGGATGAAGCAAATACCAACTTCGGCGACATCGTTGCCGGTATCGGCGCCATTACCAACAGCCTGCAGGAAACTTCCGACGGGACCGACATAATCAACCTTATCAAATTCGATGTGTATTCTGCCCTGGCAAATAAGGCTGCAACCAACAAGGACCTTATCAAGGTGGCTGAAGATCACATCATGGTTGGGACGTCCAAGTTCTATCTGTGCAACAGCCGTTATTTCAGTTACAAGGACAAAGCCTACAAGGAAGTGATTCCAAACAAGACCGTGCTGACCCTGGCCAGAGACGATGCGTTCAGCCTCTTCTACTGCGCCTTGGATTCCTTTGATGCGAACTTTGCCGGTATACCGTTCTTTGTCCGGGAACAGCAGCTTGACGATCCGGAAGGGATTAAGTTCATCGGCCAGTCACGGCCTATGCCGGTACCGAATATTTCGGCTATCCGGAAATCCGTTGTATTGAGCTAAAGGAAAACCCGTGTCCGACGAGCTGGATATTACGGACATCCCGGCGGTTAAGCCGGCCCATGCCGCGGCAGTCTTTGCCCCTTTTGGGGAACCAGTTACCCCGGACGAGGTACGGCAGCGGCTGTCCAATAACCTGTATATCCAGCTGTCGGAAAATTCCGAAGAAGTTGCCACAGCAGCGATTAGCCGTGCGGCTATTTACGTCGGCGCAATCCTGCGCCGGCTCAATATCCCTTATAACCTGGACGATACAATTGTCCGTGAAGTGGTGCTTATCAACACCGTGTACGAGCTGCACATTGCCCTGGGCCATGAAGAAGCCGGCAGGGAATACCGCCTTAAGGCCAGGGACATCATCCTGGCAGCATGGGGAGAGTATCCCGATACGGACAATGCGGCGCCGGAAAAAGCTCCGGCCGCCGCCGTGGTACGGCCCAAAAAGAAGCGGGGTTTTTAATGGATGCTATAGACACCCTTACCGGCATTGCAAACGCCCTTCAAAGACCCGTAGAACTGGAGAAGATCGGAAAGATGGCAGTAGAGATGATCCGCGGCCACCTTTACGAAGGCAACGGCTTTAGTCCGCTTGCACCGGCAACGGAAGCGTACCGCGGCGCCGGAAAACCGCTGCAGGATACTGGTGCGCTTCGTGATTCGATTACGTATAACTTGGTAGACGGCCGGACGGTAAGCGTTGGGACCAACAAGCCGTATGCGGCACTGCAGAATTCAGGCGGCGTGATCCGGGCAAAGAAAAACTGGCTGTGGATCCCCGGACCGGGTATTCGCTCGTTGCAACGTTCCTTCGGTTACAGCCCTACGGAAGTGTTGCGAGGTTTGAAAGCAGCAGGCTATTCGGTATTCCGCATGGGGCGGACGATGTGTTACCGCAAAAAAAGCGGGGACATAAAGGTTGCCTATTACCTGAAAAAATCGGTAGAGATCCCAGCCCGGAAATTTTTCTACCTGACCGGTGCGGAGATCTACATGATTGCAAAGGAGGTTGGCGTTGACCTTAACCAGCTATGACGCGCTGCAAGCGTTTGCCAAACAGCTTGAACGGAACGTCAACTGTGAAAACAGTGCCACCAAGGTTGTGATAACGCCGTCTTCGATAAAAGAAAAAGGGCTGGCCATAAAAGTAAGCATGCTGAAAACGTTTTTGCAGGCCGAACCGAAACTGATCCACGCAAGCCGCATGCTCCGCATCCGCGTGTCCGTAGCAGGGGCCGCCGAAAGCCTTACCGGCCTTCAACAGGCCTTAAGCGCAATCGAAGCGTTGGATCATTTTTTTGTACAAAGCAACCTGCGGCTTGAAATAAACGAAAACGGAAAGTACAAGGGCGTGCCGAACAGCCGGATACTCCAGGCCGTCAGCCAGGAAGACAGCTTTTTCGACAGCC